CCGCCAACCATAGGCCGATCACCCCACTTTACACGCCTCACCTTGGTATCAAAGACATACATGACCAAGTCAAAGAACTGTTTCTCTTCTTCGAAGGCTTTTACTACTTTTGTGAAGAACGGTAAGTGCTCGATGCATGATCCAGAAACGTCCATGAAGACGGCTGTCAAGAGACGATCTTTCTTCGGTCGTCCTATGGACTTCTTACCAGGAAGAGCAATGTCACGCCGCATGAGAACTTCATTGAAGCGACGATCGTCATGAGTAAATGTCTCGACATCGGTATCTACTTCTTTCAGTGCCGTTTTCTTTAGCTTCCGGATAAACTTTGTGAAGTTTAACTTCTGCTTCTGTACTTTCTTCTCGATGAGCTGTTCAAGGATCCTTGTCATGGCTCCTCGGCCAGTACAAGCTTCAGGAAGACTCTTGAGTATTTCTTCAATCTCACCAACTGACAGCTCTTCAGCCAGAGTCTGAGCGACGTTCTGCTTTGATTGCTTCTCTCCGGGGTCTCCATCAGATCCAACCGATGGATCGCTGTGTTCATCAAGAGTAGATGGTCCGCCTTGACCAGGACCGTCTCCAGATGGTGGTGGGGGATTCTTGATCAGCTCTTTCAGGTAGTAGATGAACGTCTCATTCTTCTTGATGATCAACGGATCTTTGAAGCAGGTATCGATCCAGCAGTACTTCTGCCAATCACGAATGTCATTACGGTTGAATCCGAAGAGGTAGACGATCATCTCGTTGATCGTGATATCTTGAGCCTTGTTAACGAGATCAGGCGTTGCACCCGGAACCGACATCCCGTTTCGGATGCCGTGGTTTAGAATGACGTGTAAGCACTCGTGACAGATCACAAAGAGCCGTTCGCGAAGTGTTAGTTCCAGCCAGAACTTTGCTCCAAGAGTAAGTTCTGGTTTTCCTTGCTTCGGAAAGGACACACAAGCAGTGGGAACGTCATCATCAAAGCAAATATCAGACATTTCGACGAACGAGTAAAATACTTTATGGTAGTCTTCAATAGAAGATATGATTTCTAAATATTGATCTTCAGGAATTGGTTTACGCATTCTATATCTTTTTAGAGGTAGCAATAAATAGTATCACAAATTGTAACGAAAGTAAACATGAATATTCAAACTTATCTGTACATCAAAAGACATTCTATCACTGGCAAATTATACTTTGGCAAAACAACACGAAAGGATCCAGTAAAGTATAATGGATCTGGTGTTCATTGGAGCAACCACATTAATAAGCATGGGAAAGAACATGTAGAAACAATCTGGTATTGTCTCTTTGTTGATCAAGAAGAGTGTACTAAATTTGCTTTAATGTGTTCAGAGCAATGGGACATTGTAAATTCTGAAGATTGGTTGAATCAAGTTCCAGAATGTGGTATTGGTGGAGCTGCTATAGGACATGTAGTATCTCAAAAGTCTATCGAAAAATTAATCGAGAGAAATAAAACACGAGTTCATTCCGAAGAAACTAGACAAAAACTGTCTCTTGCTTGTAAAGGTAAACCAAAATCTGAAAAGATGAAGAAAAATTTATCTATTGCAAAACTTGGCACTAAAAGAAAACCATTTTCGATTGAATGGAAACAAAATATGTCTAATGCTTCGAAAGGTAAACCAAAATCTGCTGAAACTCGTAAGAAAATGTCAGAAGCTAATCGAGATTACATTCACGGCGCAGAATGGAAAGAAAGTCACGCATCTGCAATGAAAGCTCGAATTGGCAAAGTTTTCATCACAGACGGTGTACAAAATCGATTAGTTACTCTTGAAGAAGCAAATAACATTCAACTTCCATGGAAGCGAGGAATGACTAAGTCTTAGTTATGCTTCCTCGAAGGTCTTCTTCACTGCTACAACTTCCTTGTACTCAACCAGCTTGTATGACAGGAACGGATGATGAGATTGGCGCATCAGCCAATTGTACATCTGAAGAGTGTTGTCAAAGTCCTTGTTGAAAGGTTTACCATCTTTGACTTCGGTGTTGTACAATTGCAGTGTAGCTACGATCATGGTGAGGTCCTTGTGGTTAGAGATAATTTTTGGTATCGACGATCTTGCGTTCAAAGAGCTTGTCATTCATCTTTTGTTTCTCGCTAGATGTGAACATACCACCTACCTTCGAGATCGCTAAGAGAATTTCGTGGAGGTTTGTTTTCTTTGCTCCGCTCTTGCCTTCTACTCCCCAGAGAGCCCTAACGAGAGTATCTCCCTGGATGTTGAAGATGATGTCAACACAACGATTTGCCAACTTGGTGACAACGTTGGTCTTTGTGTTGAAGAGATCTCGAATGTCACTCTCGAAAGATCCACCCTTGCGATAGATTGACTTGAAGTCAACATGATTGATCATCACCGCGGTTCCTTGGTTACCCTTTTCATTCGGCAACCGATTGATCAGGTCTTCGAGAGATGTCACATTAAGAACACCTTGCTTGCGAGCAAAGAGATAGTCAGCGAAGGGTTGAGCGAGCTCTTTCGGGATACTTATCCCGTACTTCTTGAAAAAGTCAATCGCAACAACGTCATCGGTCTTGATCAAGTCAAGCAACCTCGTCGTGTTATTGATGTCTTTGATGAATGTCTCGGCTTCTTCAAGATTGCTAACTTCCTTGATCGCTTCATGGAAGGGAACGCTACCTAGTGCTTTTCGCAAGATCTCAATTCCAGACTCAGTGGGGAGAAAATCAGCGAGACGACAACCGTTGGCATAAGCATTCGCCGCGTAATCAAGGCGACGAGGTGAAACTTTCTTCTGGATGTCGCCAGGTAGATTATGCCACCACTGGTGAAAGATGGGTCCGGTTGATGGATACTTCTTGAAGAAGTAATCAGTGTCAACTTTATAGGGGACATCGAGGTGAACTTGGAAACGGTCCATCTGAGCTGGATCAAGATGGTTTACCGAGTAGGTATCATCATCGTCCTCGGGGTTGATGGCAGCCCAGATGACCTTCAGACTGTTCATTTTGTGTCCGTTGATCGACTTGAATTGGATGAGCTCCATGACGGCGTTGATCACCTTGTCAGGCGCCCGGTTGAACTCGTCAAGGAAAATAAATTCTACTTCGTCATTTTCAATAAATAAAGGACGAATTAGTTTAAGATGTTCTACTCCGTTGTCTTCAGTGACAACTTTTGGAACGCCAACAAAATCTACCCAAGGGTCTAATGTTGATGCAGAGAAGTATTTCCATTTTAATCCAGCTTCTTCTACAACTTCTTTGACAATTGTCGTTTTACCTATTCCATGTAGGCCTATAAACAGTACATTGTACTCAAGCTTCAAATATTGTCTTAAGCGAGCCTTACTTATGATCCCCATGTTTCTTTCCAATAAGTACACAAAATGGTATATGAACATTATATCACAAGCAAAATCTCGTGTAAACAACATTGGATATTTTGAGAATCATCATATTATACCAGAATCAATGGGTGGTTCAAATGAAGCTTTTAATAGGGTTAAATTGACCGCTCGTGAACATTTCATCTGCCATCGACTTCTTACTAAAATGACCACAGGGAAAGATCTATGTAAAATGTGGTGTGCAGTTCATCGTACCATACATCGGAGTAAAAATCATCTTGAATCTGTAAAGATTACTAGTAAAGTTTATGCAACTATCAAAGAGAACTTTAGTAGATCTATGTCTTTACTTTTAACAGGCAAACGTCCTTATGAAATGACCGATGCAATTAGACTCAAATTATCCATTGCAGCAAAGAATAGACCTCCTAGAAAGCAAAGTAAGGAAGAACGTAAAATGCGTTCTATTAACCAAGTAGGTCGGAAGTTTTCAGAAGAATCTAAACAAAAGATGACTAATAGTGCATTGAATCGCCCACCTTGTGGGTGGATAACTCTCAATGGAATCATCAAAAGAGTTCCTCTTACTGAACGTGATGAATGGATTCTGAAGGGATGGAAGATTGGTAAAGTAGAAACAATATCAGTGAGACAATTAGTAGAACCTAGAACTTGCCCATATTGCGGTTTATCTGGGAAGGGAACAAATATGTCTAGATGGCACTTTGATAACTGTAAGAAAAGAAAATGAAAGAGGCAGCCGAAGCTGCCTCTCTTTTACGCTACGCTAGATTAAGCGTAAGTAGTGTTGGTCAACGGACTAGCAACAGACGCGACGGTAACGCTGAAACCGGAACCGTGAGCTGTGGGATAGACATTACCGATACCGTCACCAAGGTTTGCACTCAGGACGTCACCAACGACGTAGTTTTCACCTTTGTTTGCGAGAGTAACTGTAGTCACTGCACCACCAGCAACAACCAAGGTAGCAGTAGCTCCATAACCAGAACCACCGGTCAACTTAACGTTGTTCCAAGTTCCGTTTGGATAGTTCGTACCACCAACGAGAGTATTGACAGTAGCGAGAACCGGGGCTGGACCGCCACCTGCAAATCCCACGTAAGGAGTCGCTGTAACTACTGCCTGAATTGCGTTGTAAGCTGCAATGATGTGGTCGTTAACACGAAGAGTGTTAGGATCCGTTCCAGCATACAGTTTAGGATATTGCGTTACGACGTTGAACACATCGTAACGCTTACCGGATTGTCCTGAGTCACCAACGCGGATGGTTGTAACGGCTGCAGTAGAAACGCCGAAAGATCCATCATTAAACGGAGTAACGATGATGTCGTCAAACACGATGTTGCCAGTAGAATCGGCATGAATTTGTACTTGATATTGAACTGCTGCAGCGATAGCCATGTTTGGGCTCCTCTAGTAAATTCTGGGGTAGAACAAATAATTGTAAGCGATGATATTTATCGCAAAGGTGAAAAAGGACAGCAAAAGCCGTCCTTTTCTTGTCCTACTTTCAACCACCAACCGATTAGATTGGGGTAGAAGATAGCAACACGGTTGGGGAAACGGTTGGAGAACCACCACCGATTGCTGCAGCACCCTGAGGAGATGCAACGTATGCAGCGATGACAGTGCCAACTGCTTGTTCAGCCAGAGCAACGATCTGAATCAGCTGGGAAGCCATGTTCGGAGTCACTGTGGAAGTGTACAGCAGATCAACGATGTAAGCATCGGAGTGATCAGATGGGTAGTCATTGATCTCAACGTGGCAGACGATCGCGCCTTCACCGATAGTTGCGTTACCAGGTGGAGTCACGTTGACGAAGCCGGCGGAGTTAGAAGGGATTGCTGCTGGGTTATTGAAGTTGCCGCTAGCAGATGCGTCGTAAACGAAGGTAGATACGCTCAAACCGTCGAACACGAATCCACCAGGGTTAGAACCGTTGGTGTGCAGGTTGACGGTAACTTTGGTTCCTGTTGCCATTTTATTGCTCCTCTAGAGAGATGTTAGATTATAGACGTTCCGGAACGTCTTTGTTATTACGATGATATTTATTGGTGATCACAAAAACACCTTGGAAATGTGATCACTTAACAGCTTGTGCACTCGTTCAGACGACTCGTTGAAATAACAGTGCCCAAACAATTGCTTTTCGACATTCTCCTTGCGCATCCAAGAAGTCTTCATACGATCTAGCTGGGGACTCCAGATCATGAACGTGGGGATGCCGAACTCCTCAGACAGCATGCACAACCCGCTTTGGTAAGCAATGAAGTACTTGGCGTTCTGAATGACATACATCGTCTCGCGGATCTCATTGAACAGCTTGTAGCAATCTGCTCGATCTCCAATCGCGTCGATGATCTCGTCGGTCTTCCACTCATCATATGCTGCTCCAGTGAACACAATGTCATCAACGTCAAGCTGATCGGCAGCATCAAGGATCATGGTGACCCAATCGCTAGTAGTTAGCTGAAATGTACCATCATGTCTACTAGATCCACTGGCATAAACAAGTAGATACTTCTCAGGAAGATCTTTTACTGGAGTTGACTCTAAGCCGATGTTCCAGAGAACTTTGGTATCAGGTTCAATGTCATCTATCTGTACACCATCTTCAAGCCACTTGTTCACAGCATAAACGAATTCTTTCTTACCGGTGAACAGCTCACCAAGAGTGTACTTACCGTGAGCAACTTCTTCATAGAACCAAGGCTGAGCTAACCTAAAGCTTACACCTTTACACTTAGGAAGAGTCCACAAGAATGACTTACTTCTCATCTGCACCGGGTGAGGTGCAGTAATCAAGATGTTGAACTTGATACCATCAACATACGGAGCAATCTTTCGGTATACCCACATCAAGTCACCAATCCCTTGCACTGAATTAACAGACACTATCTTTTCTGCTTTCAATGTAGGCAGAACTTTTTCCTTCGGGACGAAGATGAAGTTGTAGACACCCTCAGGGGGTTCGAAGCAGCCATAGTCACTCAGTAGATTGAGATATCTGGTTGTGCGATCAAACCAGTAAACATCATAGTCGATCGCCTTCAGAGCTGCAAAGACGAGAGGGTTGTTCACTACCTCAATTAGGAGAATGGGACGGTTCTTCATGATCGTCAGAGATGCTCCGCTGAGAACTTCAAGTTCATGTCCCTCAACGTCGATCTTGATGATCTTCACGTTGCTAAAGTTGAAGTCATCTAACGGCTTCGTTTGGACGTCGATCATCTGAACTTTCTGACCATCTACCGCATCTCTGGTAGAATGTAGATAGTCAAGCCATTCTTTCGATAGAGTGGAGAGACCGGTATTCGCATCATTAAGATCAGCATCATAGGGAACGTATAGCTTCTTAACTTCACTCTTAGAAGACAGAGCTACGTCGTGCACCTTAACATCAAACTTCTCAAGCTCTTTGAGCTGAGTTAATGCCGTTGGGTTAGGCTCGAAGGCATGGATCTCCTTGACCCCGAGGCTCTTGAAGAAGAAGGAGATGTCACCGATGTTAGCCCCGACGTCAAGTGCTATCCCGTCAGTGAACAGATCCTTGATCGTGTCAAGGTATAACAACTCAGGCATTCCACCACCTTCGTAGGCTTCAAGGTGGGTTTCATACTTAGCAGTGATGTCCATTTTAGACCCTCGTGAAGTAATAGCTCATAATGCTCTCGCGTCCAAGCTGGGTTTCACAGTCACTGGTGTCCTTACATACAAAACCGAAGAGGTCCATGTAGTTCTTGATTCCGGTATCTGTGAAATACCAGATGTGTTCGCCAGGCTTCAAGTGCTTTGACTTGAGACATGCGGCAGCGTCGGAGTAGATCGGAGTCGAGACGAATACATGCTTCGCGTTCTTCAAGATGTCGGTCGGATCTTCTATGTGTTCAAGAACGTCCCAGAACGTCAAGACCTGAAACGGTGAAATGTCATCTACGTAGTAACCGTGTTGCTTGAGCCACTCATTAGCGACTGGGTTGACGTCGGTTCCCTTACACTTGACAGTATCTACAAATTGACCGTTACCGACACCGACATCACAGAGACTGGTCATAGAACCGAGATTCTTCTTGACGAAGTTGATTCGCGCCTGAGTAAGTTTTTCACCTACGTCTCCGACACCATACTTCTGGTAGATCTCCCAGTAGGCTTCACCGTACTCATAGCCATCGGACTTTAGGTGCCCGATACCGATTCCAGTCAACCAGTTCAACAGATGAGTCGTCTTGTCAACCGCATAGATCTCTACTAGATCATGATAATTGTCTCTGATCTTTTCAAACATTATAGTGTCCTTCTCTTAATTGAATGTCTCTGATAAACTTGAAGAATTGATCATCAAGGTTACTAATTCTCTTGTCGCAATCATGATCATTCAGCTGACAGCGACAGAAGTTGTCCGGTAAAGCCCAACCGATCTTCGTCAAATCCATTCGAAGATCAAATAACTTATGAGGGTTGTCAAACCGCCCTCGACCGCCGAAGATGATGAAAAGATTAGTCTGTGCTGCAACCCCAGCCGGGAGAACGAAGCTAGGTCCACCGATGATCAAGTCAGCCGATTTGAAGAGACTCAACATCTTATCCATGCTGAGCTCACCACGATGGTACTTTTCATGGGCTAAAGGTTCACCTCCGTGGATAATCCACTCTTCTCGATCTTCACAGTCTGCAACTGAAATGACATGCCAGCCCATGTCCATCAAGATCTTCGCACACCAAGGAATGTAGTTTTCCTTCGGAGCTCGAGAAGTGTTCGCCCACTCACGCCGAACTGTTGAAGGTCGAACTACTGCTACTTTCTTGTTAGTTGGTAAATCTAGACCGTGGTGAGGTAGAATCGGAAGATCAAACACTGGACGAGTTGAACCGATCTCATGACCAAAGCACTGCTCGAGGTGACAGACGATACCGTGACTGCGGATATCTTGATACGTGTAGAAGAAGTCTATTTCTCGATCCCAAGTTTCGGGATATTCAACAAATTCTACATTAGATTGCTTTAACATCTTACCCTGAGTACGCAAGGTGCCGTCAGGTTTGATCTCGAGAAATTTTACATCAAGATCTTCAAAGATGAAGGGAAGAGGAGTGTGCAAATACACATCATTGTTCTCGTCTTCTGCCAACATCTTGACAAAGGGACGAGCATAGATCGTGTCACCGATCCCGTGCATGCAACGAACAAAAATTTTTTTTTTCATAGGAGAAAAATTCATCGTTCTATAGTATAATATGGTCGCCTATTGTAGACCGGGCAAGACGGCCACCTCTTCCTACCAAAGGTGGGTGAGCAAATTAAGTCAATGCAAGACCGTAAGCTGCGTTCACCGCATCACGAGCAAGTACTCGGAACTGTTCCATCGTTTGTGTCAGAGTGGGGCCGGTACCGAACAAGTACAGAACTTCTACCAAGAAGCTTGTCGTGACATTTGGAGAGCCTTGAGTTTGAGGTTCTCCACCAAATGAAACAGTAGTCGGCAGATATGTAAAGCTAACTTGTCCTGCGGCTGGTAGAGGTTGACCCATGCGAGTACCACCTGCGATCGTCGCGGTTCCGGTCCCAGAACCTATACCCATATAGCCGTAAGCCGGGGTACCAGTACATGTAAATGTCGTACCTACAGTATTATCTGGCGAACCGATTAAAGTGAAGTCAGTTGTTCCAGCAGACGCAATTGTATATCGAATTCCTGGTATGAAGTTTGGTGCCGTCACCGCGGTGTCATCATAGTACCAGTATTGGGGAATCATCGAGACGAGAGTGAACACGTCGTATCGAGGAGTAGTAGTTCCCTGAAGTAGTAAAATTGTTCCAGTTCTGGCAGTCATTTGACAGCCTCCTTAAAATTTTGATAAGACTATTTACAACGCGGCGATGAACTCATTTATCTTTGCCATGAAGTTCCGGTCTTCTTCTTCGGCAATGAAGACTCCGATCATCCTACGACCGCCGTTATCTAGTGTCTTGATCGGATCAAGTTTTTGATCAGTTAGAGTGCGAGTAAATGACTGCAACTGGTCATCGGGAGAGATGACGAAGTGGTAGTAGTAATAAGTGTTAGCTTTCTTCTTCATTTTGCTTCCTCGCTCAAAGAGGCTGCACCCCAAACGTCATTCCAAGAACCAGTCAGAGCTCCTTTAGAATAGCTTGACTCAGTCTGCTCGAAGAAGTTCGAGTGTGATTGCAGTACGGTCATCTCGTCTACCCACGGTAGCGGATTCTTCTTAACTTTGAAGATTCCTTTCAAGCCCAAACCAATCAATCTGCGGTCGGAGATGTAACGGATGTACTGGTGCATGTCTTCCTTGCTTAAACCTTCCATTCCACCTTGCTCGTATGCCAGGTCGATGAATTTGTCCTCAAGCTCGACCATCTTCTCGGCGATGGTATAGAGCTGTGACTTCAGATCATCATTCCAAACGTCGGGATTTTCCTTGACGAAGGTGCGGAATAACTTGGTCATCGCCTCGACGTGAATGTCTTCGTCGAGGATCGACCAGGTCACGATCTTCACCATTCCTGGCATCAAGCCCTGCCGCCCGAAGTTCAACAGCATCGCGAAGGAGCTGAACAGTTGCATTCCCTCGGTGAAGGCCGAGACAGCAGTCATCTGTTGGATGATGTATTTCTTGTCCTTGCCCTCAATATCATCAAAGTACCTCTGCTTAGCAGCCATTGCCTCATACTCGAGAAACTCGTTGAAGATCTTGTCAGGAAGACCTAATGTTTCAATCAAGTGTGCATACGCAGCGATGTGAATCGCTTCACGAGCAGCAAAAGATAGCAGCATCATCCTAACCTCAGGTTGAGGGAACGTTGGCAGATAGTTCTTGACGTAGGCTCCTGCTACCGAGATGTCACCTTGAGTAAACAAACGGAAGATCTGCAGCAAGAAGTTCTTCTGTCCCTTCGTCAGCTTGTTATTCCAGTGATCGATGTCATTCTGCATCGGGATCTCTTTCGGAAGCCAGTGAATTCCCTCATGTTTTTCCCACATCTCAAAGCACCAGGGGTATTTGAATGGCTTAAATGAGTGACGTTCATCAGTCAGTTTTAACTTTACATGTGTGTTCATATTCATCCTTCGCACGCGATGCAGGTTTCACCAGCAGCGATGTCTTTGAGTAGTTGAATGTCATCTTCAAGCTTTTGTCTAACGACTTTCTTACTGACGGAAGTATTGTGCAGCTTCTCGGAACGACAGTAGTAGAGAGTCTTCAAACCTTTTCGCCAGGCCGCGAAGTGAATCGCGTGGAGTCGGGCGATCGTGATCGTAGGCTCTATGAACAAATTGATTGACTGGGCTTGATCGATGTAGTTTTGACGATCGCCTGCATGTTCGATGATCCAGAGGTTGTTGATCTCAGAAGCGGTCTTGAAAACTTCCTTGTCTTCGACGTTCATCCACTTGAGTTGTTGAACAGAACCAGCTGCGTTAACGATCTCTTGCCATTGTTCATCGACCCAAGCTTCAACATCTTCTCCTTCTAGGTTCTTTGGGGTATATCCTCTGATGACTTTGTCTAAGAACTTGTTCTTCTGAGTATACGATCCGCTCATGGTGTCCTGACGGAAGGCGTTTGCTCTCCACGGCTCGACGCTAGGAGAAGTGTTGCCACAGATAAGACTGTTTGAAGCAGTTGGAGCAAGCGCCATCAGATGAGTGAAGCGTAGACCGGTTCCCTCGAGGAGAGGCGGAGATCCACGCTCTGCACCCAGCTTGACGTTGGCATTATCAAGCATCTTTCGGTAAGTCTTGAAGATGTTGTTGTTGATCGACTTGGCTATCGCACACTCAAATGGGATGTTCTTAGACTGGAGGTATGAGTGGAATCCCATCACTCCGAGCCCAATCGAGCGTTCACGCCTCGCGGAGTTGATCGCGCGTTGGATCTCTTTAGGAGCATGCTCGATGAAGTACGTCATAACGTTGTCCATCATCTCCGCAATATCAAGGAAGAACTGCTCATTGTCCTTGTACTCGTTCCAGTACTCAAGATTAATCGAGCTAAGACAGCAGACAGCAGAGTTCTCAGCGTCGGTCGCTAGAGTGATCTCGGAGCAGAGATTGCTGTGGTGAACTTTTAGACCGAGCTTCTTGTAAGCTTCAGGAGCACTATTGTTCACTGTGTCACTGAAGAAGACATACGGTTCACCGCGACCCGCTCCTGCTCGAAGCTCTAACAGCTTCTCCCAGAGTTCCTTCGCGGAGACAACTTCTTTAACTGTACCCGAATGCGGCTCGATCAGTTCCCAAGAATCATCCGCGTTCTTATCATACATACAGCGTTCAATAATCTGCATGAACTTGTCAGGGATATTCACAGCATTGTGAAGATTCAAGCACTTGCGATTGGGGTCGCCTGTAACCTTGCGCATGTCAAGGAACTCGATGATTTCCGGATGACTTATGTCCATGTAGACAGCGTAAGAACCGCGGCGTGTAGTTCCTTGTTTGTAAGCGAGAGAAGCTGCGTCGTACGTCTTCATGTGAGGGATCACACCAACAGACTTCTCATCCTGCCCGCGGATGCCGAAGTAGAGTCCTACACCGCCACCCAACATCGACATCCAGTTAGCTTCCGACAGAGTGTCAACTAGACCGGAGCTAGTGTCAGGTACGTAGGGAAGAAAGCAGCTGATGGGGAGTCCACGCTTGTTTCGTCCGAAGGAGAGGATAGGAGTTGAGTAGCCGAACCAGTGCTTCGAGGAGTAATAGTAGAGACGTTGTGAGTGAGCTAGATCGGTTCCGAATGCGGCCGACACAAAAGCATAACGATGCTGTGGTGAGGTTTCTCCTGCCATGAAGTAGGAGTCGCGAATTCGGTCAAGGCTGATCTTGTCAAAAAGTGAATCTCGAGAGGAGTCGATCGTGATTTGCTTTGCTTTTGCTTTTGTTTGCTCGATAAACTTGCTAGATTGTTTCATCTTGGCTTGCATGTTGAAGATTGTTCCGGAGCGGTTAAGCTCCGGAAACGTCAAGGAAAGCCTTGGCTTGACTTAATTCTGGTTACTGCTATGATATGTTATAGTGATTCTATCATCTTCCTAGAGAGACGGATATTTATCCAAGCTCTCAGAAGGAAAGAAGCGTACTCTTCTGTACGTCGATCTTCTTGTTGAGATTGCACTGCATCAAGAAGTTTGAGTTGCTGATGTTTGCCTTACCATCAAGGAATTTTAGGACTTCATTTGCCATGTCGGTACCGGTACAAACTGGGACATTCTGACAGATGTTGTTAGTAGCTCCGGTGACTAGTTCAAAGTCATGAGGTAGACCCATCATGTGCATACATTCTCGAGTAGTCAGCACACGATCCTTCGTCGGGTGAATCGCGTAGAGAGTTCGACTGATGAGAGTAGCCATTACTTCAGTTGACTGGTAGATCGGAAATGAACCATCCCAGAAACCCCCTTTGGTGTTGACCTTGTTAATAACACGTTCAGCTTCACGATAATGTTTGTCATGACCGTTTGCCTTCATCCAGTCACGCGCTTCTTCAAGTTGTTTGGTTAGCAGCAGATAGGTCAGTAGAGTGAAGCCGTTTCGTCCGGTCTCTTTCAGCCACTTGCGCATGTCGTTGATCCCTTGGCCGTTATACTTGTGCTGTAGGAACATGATGTACGGGTTGGTCAAGAGGTGACGTTCTGCTTCTGCAAGATCAGCAGCAGAATGATGTAGAACGTTGTCAGGGACTGTGTCAAGATAATCGGCAAAGGCCAGACGAGGCTTGTCATAGTAGTCAAAAATCGGTGCATTCGAATCTCTCCAGAAGAAGTAAAACGTGCGCTTTCTGGTCTGCGGGATACCGTGTAACATCGTGTTAGTTCGGTAGATCGAGAATGAGTAACCGTTCTTCTCTGCTTGCTGACGAAGTTGTTCACGTACATGGGCCCCACCGTTAGAGTATAGAGCAGGAGCATTTTCTCCCCAGAATACTCTCGGACGCAGCTCTTCGGTCATGAACCTCGCGGTTTCTAGCATCCAGTAGTTCATCTTGGCCCGCTGTTCTGGAGAACCAGAACTCAACAAAGACAAACCAGCACATGGACACACCGCGTTGACGAAGTCTACGTCTTGGTGCTTTGAAACATCAAAGCCATGATCGGGTATATCTAGGAGATAGTGCGGTGTGTTTGGAAAGTATGCTTTAGCATTCTTCTCATTCTCACCGAAGGGAGAGTATGAGACGAAGAAGTCAGGATCTTGACCAGTTGCACGCTTACCTGCAACTGAGAGCCCACCTATGAGCGGAACAGCCGTTCCCCAAGTATATTTTTTTGTCATTTTGTTTGTATCCAGAGTTATGATTTTGATTGTGTGGTTTTCCACATCTTCTTGCAGAGTCTTGCATTTCTTGCAATCTCGTTAGATCGTTCGTAATTTTCTTCACGCCAGGCTGCTTGATATTCTCGATTCTTTTCGAGCCAATGATCACGATGGGTGGAGCGGTATCGTTGTTGTTTTTCTGCGTTTGGGCTAAACGGTCTTACTTCGCCCTTGCGACGACGGCCTCTTGGAAAGCCAGTAGGTTTGTAATTGCTGCTCATATCTATTTCTTTTCTATCAAAACTCAAGATGCCTGACGTTTTCTTTCTCAGTTAGATCATGCACGACCATGATTACGTGAACGTCAGGACACTCCTTCCTAATCACGTTAGCTTGCACTTCGTCGTCTTCCCAATGTGCTATCACATTGTATCCGGCAGACTTCAACTCATTGATTGTTCGAGCTTTGTGTTGACCAGCAGATTCACGGGTTTTCTCCTCATATTTAAGAGGATTGTAGAAGACGCGATTCATGATGCATCGTTTGGCGAGCATTGCCTCTGTCTCAGGCTTCTCTTCAAAGCTTCGACCGGTGATGATAATATCGTTTGGCTCCGGCCGAAGACCACGAATATCTTTGTTGATAAAAATTACTCCGTCGCAATCCCAAGAATATATTTCCATGCTATCTCCTAAACAGAACATCTGTAATAACATTTGTCAGTTTCGTATTGTATCATCAGACCATGCTTAATGTCATTTATCAAAGACCGGGTTCCACCCGATTCTTTTGTACTAAGATTATATCGAGTTGTCAGGACAAAAGCACCACCCTTGTTTGGATCCTCGTAACGAATCGTCGTTCCTTGTTTCATGTACGGCTTTGTCCAAGAGATCCACTTCCCCTCTATGAGAACTTCAAGTTGCTTCGTAGACTCTACATTTAGAGGGATCTGTAGAGTCTCGTATGTGACCTTCAGCGCAGGGACAAGTATCGTTGTAGATTGAAGTTTTATCTTGTAGTTCTCACAAAACGATTATATTGTGCAAACCAGATAGCTCCACAATGACACTTTAGCGGAAGTAGATCACCTCTTTTGGGCACAGTTTGATCAGGACTGTAGTTTCCGATCGCAGTAGCATACCCTACTTCTCCGCGATGAAGATCTCTCAAAACTTCAGCTACACGATGTCCCTGCTCACAGAGGATGATCGTTCCAGCTGGGTACATTAATTCACCGAATTCACTCATATCAAGCTCATGAATAGATTGGAGTAACCTTGGTGATGTTCGTCTTTAGTTCCATGACAGCAAGTCCTTCTTCTTAGTGTAGCGTTTCATAACGTCACTTGTAATTTTCAACAGATCTTCGGAGCGCTTCTGAAAAGAGTGCTTCTGGTATGTAGAATCAGCAAGGTAACAAGATTCTGCATCAAACGGATCAAATCTATCACTGACCTGAGAATATAGATTGATTGCTTCCCTGAGTTCTTCTGCTGCTGTCTTCTGTGAGACATTGATCAATGCAACATCGTCTTTCGTGAGGAGGTGACATGCAGCATGATCGAGAAGTCCGTCCCGCTCTTTTGCAAATACGATCGAGTAGACTCCGTAAGATGCGGCCTCGAGCAGTGCGACGGGAGCGGCTTCAACAGTACAGGGGATGAAGCATCCCGCAGCGTGAGCCAAGCAGTCAAGAAGCTCATGGCGAGGCGCGTTGTGATGGACGATAATGTTGGAGGTAAGGTGAGGTAGTATCTTATTAGTATAGTATTCATTTTCGGCAAGAGGTCCAGGATGTGCTAAGAACATGTGAAGTTTGTAGTCTAAACCCTTTGACAGTTCAAGAAGTTTAGAAACGTTCTTGATTGGGTCGGGGCGACTGATCACAATGAAAAATTTATCAGGCTGCTTGATCGTCTGTTTCTCAATGAAGATCGGATAGCAGTACTTGTCATATACTTGATCGATCTCATGCTCGGTAATGAAGCTGAACGAGTCACTTCCACTGTTCAATCTTTTCTTAAGAGCAAGTCTCCAGAGATCTCTCTGATACTCAGATACACAAACAAGATCTCCGCCGGCCTTAGTCATCGCGAGGTAGTGTTGAACCTTGGCGATAATGCCGATGTCCATTGCTGTATCTGGAAGATTATGTACAAAACAGAGAGTAGGAATCTTGGCGGCAAATCCAGCAGAGATCCGAACGTGTGAGCTAGAAAAACTGTGATTGATGATCAGATCAGGCTGAACTTCAGAGATGAATCCTTGGATGTCTGCAGCCAACGTCTTACTATGTTTAGCCTTATCAGCTCGTTTCAAATCTCCACAGCCATCTTGAGCTGGTAAAGTACATTTACAGAGATGGAAATCAGGGTGATCATTGAAAGATTCAGAACAACTAGGAGCAATGAAGTACACTTCCCAACCGGCATTTAGGAAGATCTTGACGTGCAATCTCTCTACCGTCTGAATTCCACCGCTAATCTTGGTAGCATGGTTCTTGTTGAGAGTTTGTCCGATGATTACTAGTTTCATTTGTCGTGTCCAAAACATGTAGGGTCTTTACACTCTCCACCACGAAAGCGAAAGTGTGGTTCTTGAGGGGTGATTCTGATCGTCTCTTCAAAGAAGCGGTAGTCTTCGATCGTTCGAACGATCTTGAGAGCTTTCAAAGCTCCACCACCTGAGCTATTGCAGATTGAGGGGCTGTGAATCATTCGAATCTTTTCTCCGGGAACGTTCAACCACCATCCTTCTCTTCCACCCAAGACTCCCCAGTAGAGAGTTATCATGTACTCATTTTGAGTTACCTCTATTATCATAATATGTTTGACAGTCAATGCATCGTGTTGCGCTCGGCACGGCTTCGAGCCTAGAAGATCCGATCTCTTCAGCACAATCTAAACAGATAGTAGTCAAGGACTTCTTTTTGAGAGCTTCACGTACGGCATCAAGTGAAGCATTCAGAACTTCTTCATGATGTAAGAACGGTGAATCATCACCGGTAACTTGAATAGTGTTTGGCATTTAGAATTCCAGTAAGCAATTTAAACTTGTATTTACATGGGTTGTAACTTTACCTTTAGACGGTGCTGGTAGAGGATTTCCTTGTTCACGAGACACAAGAGCTGATAGGTCGGGATCAACTCCACAGCGACGCTTCTCGATCAGGTGAGGGTTATTCTTCAGACGGTCATAGATGCCGTACTGACAGTGAGCAACTTCACATCCGTAGACCATGAACTTGTCCTGGTTGAACGAGAACATCTTCTTACCGTTTGCGGCGTTCTCGATGTTCCAGAGAACTGGGTTAAATGAGATCCGAGGATAGAGACGCTTCTGATTCTGTTCGATCCAAACGACAAGGTCACCGTACGGCATCTTCTTGACCTTTTGGTGAAGTGTCGGAAACATCAGATCCATCGTATGGCAAGCTCCTGGCCCAGGAACACAAAACTTCTCGTCATGATGGTACGCAGTTCCTGGGATTAATGAGCAGTCGATTCCTAGGTGGTAGCCGTAGTAAGCACCGATGCCTTGCTCTGAAGTGATCAGGTTGAAAGTTTCTTGAAGATTCTTAGCTCCGAGAATTTTATCAATCAGACCTTTAGAAATGAAACCGGCAATCCACTCAACGATGTCAGTGTTTGAGGCTGCCCGTGTTGAATCGTTGTATTTGACCCGACAGAAATTTCGGGCAGCCGTCTGAAGACTGGTATGCAGTTCGGTAGTGCCGTAGAACTTGTGACCGTGAAGCTTTGCATACTCTGCATTCTCTCTCATCCACTGTACGTAGTCTGGATCGACGTTGATGCGCTCAAAGTCAAGATGAGCTTTCTTCGGGTCGGTGATGCCGGTCAGCAGACTGTGAATGCGACGACCACCGTACAGGTGGGAGATAACCGCGTTGCAAGCCTTGTTCCGATCATTTAGCGAGTCCTCAAGTACAACGTTCTGACCGAGATAACGCATGCGATCATCGCCGCAGATCGAGAAGTGAAAATACTCTACGTCTTGGCCTAAAGCGGCTTCACCACCATCGTCATATGATGAGAGAGCACCCATCTTGTGGAGAAGGCGCTCGTTGATCTTGAAGAAGAAGTGCTCGACGTCCTTGACGCGTTTCCAGTCAAGAGATTGTTCAATGAGATTATTCATGTGTACTCATGGCTCCAAGACCAAACCTGGTAGCTTTAAGTTTTAAGATGGCTTCCATTTCATAAGCAAGGCTTGACATTTCTGTTTTACTTGCTCTTTGTTCTGGAGTCAATACTTAGTGATCGACGTTCTTGATGAGTTTCAAGTAATCCATTCCACCGGCTTCGTACTCTTCTTTCATGAAAGCTAATGCGTCAGCTTTATTTGTCTGACGTTCTGTCATCTTAGTCAGGCGACGATTTGCTAGCTCAGTACATTCATGAAGAGAATCTTCATAAGTGAGCTGTTTTGGCGGTGTTTTCTGAGTAAACGCCGATGGTCCGCGTAAGCATCCGACCAACCCCAATTCCTTTGCGACCTTGATGTATCGAATTGCATCAATCACAACTCCAGCAGAGTTCTCAGAATCTTGAACTGATAACTTGCAGTCTAATGTAACAGGAGCATCACCAAATCCACGCATGTGTAGATTAAAGTAAGCAATCTTATTATCCTTCAAATACGGGATGAAAGTCGATGGGCCGGCAAACAGGGCTTCTGGATTTACAGGGATACCACGTAGGTCATTCTGAGCACGAATGACGTTCTCTTTAGAGACTTTTTTGTGAGCTAACCGATTTTGTACCATCATATTGTTGAAGTCAGTGTTTCCGCCAACGTTAATCTGCTGATGGTAATCTACTTCCATTCCGCGACCAAAAGCTAGTTCTTGTAGCATCTGTGACAAGATTGAAGCTCCAAATTGGGACTTCATATCAGAACCGATGTAGGGCAGTCCAGCATTGATGAATTTTTCTTCCCAATCAGGGCCGTTGATGGTTAATACTGGCATGCAGTTCAAGAACGATACTCCAGCATCAACCGCAGCTTGTGCATAGAATTCTGTAGCTTCTTTAGAACCGACCGGTAGATAGTTAATGAGAATTTCTGCGCCGCTATCCTTGAGAGTCTGAACTACATCTACAGAATCTTCATTAGAGATACGGAAGCCATATTTCTCTGGCTGGTTTTGCATGTATTCTGATACACCGTCAAGAACCGGTCCCATCTGTACGATTGGACCATCAGGTACATCCTTGCAAAATACACGAGCACAATTTGGGTGAGCAAAGATCGCTTCTCCAGTAGGACGACCAACTTTGCGACGATCAACATCGAAGGTAGCAACAATTTGAATGTCAGCAGGATGATAGCCACCGATACGAGGAAACATTACACCGGGGATCGAACGACCTTCTGCATCTTCATCATGATCCTTGTAGTATTCAAGCCCTTGATAGAGTGAAGAGAAACAATTACCGACACCGATTACTGCTACTTTAATTTTCTTAGACATAAATCTTCCTTGTGTTATTTCAGTTTAAGGGCATTGGCTCAGTTAAGAGAGTAGGCCTCTGACTTCTATTTACTAGATGTTCATTCTAACTCATTTTTTTGAGATAGTACATTTGTCTTAATCGTAATCTTCACCGTCATAAGTAGAGTAATCGCGGAGCTTGCTCCCGTAGCTATTTTTGCTAAATTCTTCGTACTCTGCCTTGGCCTGATCAGCCCATGATTTTACGATCTTCGTCTCATATGTGACTAGATCCACTATCGCAATTCTCTGATCTTCTACAGGGTTGTCAAGATCTTCTATCAAAGATGAGATGTAGCAATCATCTGAGTAACGATCAATGAACTCTTGATCAAGGGCTATCGCGAGGTGAACTCTGATCTTAGGTCTCAGTTCAATTTCTTGCTGGAAGGCAACTTTTGTTACCCTGAGATTCGTCTGGAGCTCTCGTACAAGAATCTTCTGAACTGTCGAAGCGAAGTTAGATTCATTAGAATAGTCACCACCGTAGAGTTGTTGCTGAGCAAACGTTAAGAGGATCTTAGGTCGATCTTCAAGAGCTCGAAGAATCAACAGAGTGACTTCGTCAATGAGTTTGTTGCTAAGATCTTCATTCTTAGCGAGGTCGCACATGTCACCCACTACTGAAACGGCAAAATCTGGTGCTTCATCCGAGGGAGACTTACGAGGAGCATGCGCCCCAGAAAGAGGATTGATGCTTGATCCTGGGGACGTCAGAGGAAGCTGCTGAAGGGACATTGCCATTTCTTTCTCCATTTCTTCTCGAGTAGGCAGTCCTAAGTATCTTATCATCTCAGAATGGCTGATAAAACCTTGTGTATACAGGTCAGCTACTTTTTCTAAACGATCTTGATGCATCAGAAATCAAGCAACATGCTCACTGGCTTCTTAGGAGCTTGTGCGAAATATGGATTGCTGACGTTGTTTACGAGGTCCCAGCGATAGAACTTTCTTGCAAGATGCACCGATCTTGGACGTTCCATGAACGTCTGCATATACTCAATACCGTCCATCTTGTACCAAGAATCAGGCCAAGAATAGAGACTCCATCCCGAGTTCCTTGCTGCCATCCCGGCGAGAGTATCTTTAAAAAGGTCCACGATGATTCGACGCTCTACGCGGGTACCAGTGAATGGAGTTCCCTTATAGCAACCTGTAGTCGGAATACGGCGAGTCTCGTCCTCGATGGGGACCGGGGTGACAAGCTCAATCGGACGATCTAGAGATTGAAGCTGGGCTTCATAGCGCTTGAGTAAATCTTTCGTGTAAGCAATCGGATCTGCCTCACGGTAGATGTGATGACGAATGTCTATGTTTCCCCAGTAACAAGTCAGAGAATCAATGTCTTTAAGATCAAATCCCTCATCGGTAATCTCTTTCTGGATTGTCTTCTTCAAGACTCCGTTCAGAGTACGACCGTCCTTGCGAAGAACCATTTGTCCTGCACGATATACCGAGTGGGCATGCGAGTCACCCATTGTAAGATGACGAACCTTACCCGGAGCATAGTGCAATGCAGGTTCTTTGATCTGAAGAACATTCTGGCATCGTTGAGATACCTTTGCCCAGTCACATGCAGCCCAGTAATCAGACTGAGTACCCTTCTTAACGCGGCACAATTCGCCGTAGTCAGGCATCTTGTAGTCAAGAGAGATGTAGGTGATATGATCATGTTGAGGCCAAGCAAGACGTTCATAGAACTTTGCAGCATGTTCAACCATTCCGTCAAAGACGTTCAATGCCTGAACATACCCTGGACGGGCTTCATGGAAGTCCATTCCATGGTAGATGAAGATCGTGTCAAATTCACTCCAGTCACGAGAGTGACGAGGGATATCTTCATCGCATACCTTGACGTCAATTCCAAGGTTTCGCAGTTGATTGGCACGAAGATGTGCCCAGCTAGATTGGTGGGAGTACATTGATGATGCTAATTTCCTACTCATCAGATCAATTCCAGCTTTCATTACAATTCCTTACTTACAGGTAGTTCAACGAAGATCTCACCATTCCAATCAGCAGCAAACTGCGTAGCTGCGGCTTTGTCGGTGAACCAAAATTTGAAGTCATATCCTGGTCGCTGAAGAACTCTACCCCACTCATGGAATTCTTTCAGCGTACGATATGCTTTGCTTACAGTTACTTCATTCGACTCAACATGATCAATTAGCTTCTTGATCGTCTCCATCGTATCAGGAGTTTTGATGTTGACTACGAATCTCATTCTTCTTTCCAATTCAAGTTCAGTGGCTCAAAGTAGATCTTTTCTGGTTGAAGATAGACTAGACCAGGACGACGAAAATTAACATCAAATCCAGCAGGTACATCATATGACAGTGTGATGTGTGGAATGTAATCGTCGAAGTCATGAATTGCACCGGCGTTGATCAGCTCATCGTGAAGTTTAATCAGCTCTGGAGCTACCAAGGTCATCACTAATACTTTCTTTTCCGGTGTTTCAGGCGAAGAAGGGAACAGTTCAAACGCTTTTGGAGTAAAAACCCACCCAAGCTTCTTCAGTTCTTCAGCGTCCATACTTCGATAGTCAGAAGTAGCAATCGGCTTTCTGCTGTAGATTAGAGTAGTGTGAAACTTCTCAGCTGAGAGAGGATTAGGGATACCCCAGATCTTCATCAGCTGTTCAAGTACTACACAGGAAGCTTCGGTGTACTTCACCGCCCCATAGGTTCCGTTTCGACGTTCGATCAAAGAGCAGCTTCTTTCTGTTTACGTGAATATGGTTTCAAAAGAAAATTTCTCTTCTTTGTTTCACTTATCTTAGCACAAACTTCTGGCGGTCTAGGCCCTATTTTCTTACCCTTCAGACCGGCATGCATTTTCTTTACATTCTCTCGCTTTTGTTCAATTGTTCTAGATGCGTTTGCTTTTCTAGCTTTTGCTGATCTCTGTTCTGGAGTACCATAATTTGAATGCCCTTCACCACCGTCAGTGAAGTTCCAAAGAGTTCCAGTTTCAAGATCACGTCTACCAAACTTTTGAATGAGATCTCTTTCAAGAGCGAAAGCTATCTCTTCAGTTTCACATTCAATGATCTCAATCAACTGATCGAAACCAGATTCTTTAATGAAGTTTATTCGACTTTGAGCACTTTTGTTCTTCCTGGCATAAACTCTTGAAGGCTGACCCTTACCCACATAGAAAGGTTCCATGTTTCTAGTAGGGTCACGATAAATGTAACATACAAACATCAGAGAATAAGTTCCATAGCAGTCATATTCCCCATGTGTTTGCCAAGATCCTGTGGAGTAAGTAAGCAACAGTAACTGAGATCAGCTCTCATCTCGTTTCGAATCGAGTGCGTAGATTCCGGGAGCTGTCCAACCGGATGCAGCGTCATGTGCATTCTCGGGATCATCACGTAAGTGCAGGTATCACGCGGTATCAGATCAAGAAGAACTACAGGTGACGTGTAGTAATCGTGCATCTCCGGATGCATCAGCAAAGCGAGATAGTTGCTTGAAGCGCATTGGGTGATCGGAACTGTGTCGATCATCTTGGTATCTTCATCTACGATCAAGAGGTTCCAAGACACCGGGACGTTGAAGTCAAAGCCGTTGATTCTGACGCGAACCGTTGGTCCTTGTGTTTCCTCGAGGAGGTTGATCGGCCTCAAGAGAAAGTCATTTACTGAGGCATCATAGAACCAACTGAATTTTGGAACTACTGGACCTGAAACGTTGTCGATTAGATGCGGAAAACCATATTCGGGCAAGATTAACACTTGAAGCCTTTCAAAGATTGCCTTAACATTATATCATTGTTTAAGACGTAAGTAAACTATTGATGAACTTCTTCGGCTAAATCATTGATAGTCTCTTGAAGATGTTCTGTAAGACCAATGAATCCATCAGTTTCGCTCTCTTCAGAAAAGCCTCTAAACTTAACACGGGCTGGATATGCAGCGATTACCCTACCATTTTCTTCTATGTCAAGAATTATCGCCCAACCAAATGTATGTAAGATGCGATTGACCCACCAAAGTAGCTTGGTAGCTTTAAATTCTTCCCAACTTTTTCGTTCTATCATTTATAGGATAGCTTCTTCACTTTCAACATTGGGTATCCAGCTTCATTATAGTAAAGAGATCTAGATTTCCAGTGCTTCTTGGCATACTTGAGCCTGGAGTAAGCGTCTACGACGAAGATCTTGTTCTTGTCACCCTTCTTACGCAAACCGCGACCGACTGCCTGTATGCACTTGACAAAAGACTTACCAGTGTCTAACATGACTAGACAAAAGATTCGGTCGATACTGAGACCTGTAGAAGCAATACCAGCAGAGGCGATCACACAGATGTCATTCTGTTCAGCGTACTTCGCATATTCTTCTTGACGCAATTGGGCTTTACTGCCACCGTCGAGGTACACAGCGTCTGGAATCAATGCAGCAATGTCTCTTCCCTGCTGTAGGGACTGAGTATTCACCAGGACCATCGTGTTACCGTACTTAGCACGAAGCTCTTGGATGTACTTTGCCAAGGCTTCATTGCGTTCATCGTGCCTTGTAAGGTAGGCTCTCTCTGAAGCGTAGTCGGGTAGTTCAGGATCCTCGTCGATCGTTTCGATCGGTTCGATCAAGATTTCAGAGAGATAGCCGTTTGCGATTAACCAGGAAGCATGAACTTCACGAACGATTCGACCAATAGACAGCTTCAAGCTATACTGGTCAACTTGTGGTTTCGGGAAGGTTCCGGTGCAACCGTAGCGGTGTGAGATGTGCTTGCCGTGGTTGTTGATTAGTTCTTTAATAACGTTCGCTTTCGCTCCATGTGCTTCATCGACAATGATTGCCTGAAAGAAGCTCATGTAGTGAGGGACGTTTTGAAGAGACTGCCAAGTTCCCACGACGATGGGATGGTCGATGTCTTTTTGACTACCAGAGTACTCTCCTACTGTTACAGGATATGCTGCTAACTTTTCACGAAATTCAGCAACTGTTTGTGTCACGAGGTCAGCAGACGGCACAATGATGAGGGTTTGCAGACCGTTGAGGTGAAGTACCATCGACAATGCCGCACACATCGAGGTCTTGCCTGCTCCGGTAGCACAGATCGCAAATCCGGAGCCTTCTTCGAGGAGTGAGTTAACAACGTCTACTTGATACGGACGAAGCTTAAAGTGTTCAAGCCCGAAGAAGTTTTCGTCAACTCTGTCGGTGATGACAGGAGCTGGCATGCGCTTGTCGATGAGGTCGACTTCATATCCCCATGAACAGATGTAGGGAAGAATCTCATCGAGGATCTTTGTGTAGGTCTTACCGTTCTTCTCAAAGAATCGGAGCTTACCATCCCAGCGCCTAAGCTGGTATGCTGGCATATGAAAATATCCGTCAACGAAGACTCCGAATTTTTCCCAAAGCAAGTCAAGGTGTTCTGGGCGGAGTCCCCCTAGTCGACAATTTACTTCATCATCTAGGTGAATTGTACACATAAGTGTCATTTGTAATTTACACCCGCCTCATTCAAGAGGTTCTTAAGCTTCTTTCTGAAACTATACTTCTCAGACTCGGTCATGCAGTCATAAGCAGCTCCGAGAAGAGTCGACTGATCTATCTCATAGACGATCTTGTCGACAACGATCTCTGCCATGTCGATTAGCTTGACTCCGTCTATGTAAGGCATACTTTAAGCCTTATCAGCGCGTTCTTGCGCTGCCTTGTCAGAGTACTTACCACCGGCGTAACGAATGCTCAGCTTCTTCTTGTTCGCGGTGATAGTTTCTTCACGAGTTATGCCAAGCCCTTGACGCAGTCCTTCCATGTAGAACTCAAGGTCACCGAGCTCTTCAACGACGTTCTCGCGGTCGAGGGGCTTGTTGTAGATTGCGGCTTTCTTGATCGCATCGAGCAATTCACCAGCTTCACCGGACACACCGAGAACCATGTGAACGATGTGAGCTTTTTCAGGAGTGAGAGTAGCAAGAATGTCTACACCCGGCTTGGCGAGGGCTGCGATCATCTCTGGGTAGTTAATCTGATTGTGTGGCATGGTTAGCTTTCCTGTTTGTTGTGATATGTTTCCAAGCTTCTTCAATGAGGAGAAGCTGTCGTCTGAATGCTAGAGAAGGATAATCCTGAAGAGACGAATTCGTAGCTAATTTAGCTTCTTCTTCGGTGACGCTTCTAAAGACCGACGAAAGTTCTAGGGCTCTTTGCTTGAGAGTCGGATCACCAAGGGTTTCTGCTAGCTTTGAATATGTCTGAAGTGCAGTGGTGATGATCTCTATGTCTGAAACTTTTTGCGATTGAGTCATTGTAATCTCCTTTCGAGATTTAGTACATTAAAGCACAGTGTCTTGCAGTTGAGCGATTCGAAGTTTGACTATATGGCCCAAACTCCAGCCCATGCTCTTGAGAGCTTCAACGATCGACTCTAGACGACGTTTGGTGTGTTGAACTTCCATGAGAACTTCTAGAGCATTAACGTATCTCGGTTCGCTCTTGATGTACTGTTGAATCTCTCTTGGACCGAGAGCTCGTTGACTCGTCTCATTGATCTGGCGATAAAGATCAGACTCGATCTCTTCTACCTTGGCCTTGATAGCTTCCTCGATAGTCTTACACTCTTGTAGCATCTGATCATATGTCATAAGATCTTTGGCGTGGGTCTTACAAGCTTCCTCAAGATTACGGCCTTGAAGTTCAAAGCAGACTTCGGCAGCGTCGATGAGTTGTTCATACAACACAATGCGCCCTGGAACTTTGTTGAGATTTAGCTCTCTCTTGGTGTCTTGGATGAATGACATTTTATGTAACGAGCTCGTCTTCTAACTCAACCATCCAACTGGGTTCGAGTGTATTAGTCTCTTCAGTAAGAACGAAGTAATCTTGCAAAAACCGATGATCAAACGTTTTAGCTTGTACATCTCTAACCGGCTTCTCTTGAAGTTGCGTCGCGAGGGCTTCTGCTTTCTCTGCGAGACTCTCTATCAAAAGTGACTTGCTCTCCACCATTGATAGAGAGCAAGTTAACAGTGCAGTTAGATCACTGGGCAGTTGCTTCATTGACGCCTACCTTGCAGAGGACTTCAGAGATCGGGATTACTAGAAAAGTGTCCTTGTTCACCGAGATCTCACGAGCAGATTGACGAACGAAGATGATTCGGTCTCCTGCCTTGACGGGCAGAGGAACCAAATTTCCCTTCTTGTCAACCTTACCTGGCCCCACAGTAAGTACGACACCGTCGACTGGAGCAGTAGAGTTCTTATCAACCACGTCGGGGATCACCAAACCCGAAGCAGTGGTTGTCGGCTTCGGAATCGGAAAGACCATCACGAGGTCGTGAAGTAGAGTAAAGTTAGCTTTCGGAACGGTAATGCTCATTATGCGGCCTCTTCATTTTCAGGTTCAGTATCAGAACCAATTGCTCCAACTTGGAGAACTTCGCCAGTTTCGATGTCAACTACTCCGGCTGACATCACTTCACCTTCAGTCGAAGAAGAGAACATGTCTTCTTCTTCAAACTTCTGGAAAGCGGCCTCGATCTCGATCACCTTTGGGTTTGTAGTCAGAATCTTCAACGCAAATTCATCGGTCAGGTCAGTCTTCTTGAACTTGATCTGCTTGCCGTCAAGTTCAACCAGGAAGCCGTAGCCGTCCTTGGTGATGACGCCGTCATCTTCCCAGCGCTCCAACAGACCAGTAGTCTTGCTCAAACCTTCAGCATACGGAACTTCAAGCTCGATGCGGGTACCAGGCTTAACGAAGCGTGACTTGTAGGTAGCTGCACGCATGCGAATACCCACTTGCTCAGATTCAGCCTTGAGGTTCAACTTGGTCAACAGAGTGATCTGTGAAGCAGAGTACTTCACACCGTTGGTAACTGCCCATGCTCCGTCGCCTGCCATGATGTCAGCTGGGTACACTTGGTCAGTGAAGACGAAGGTTGCGTTGCAGCGTCCAAGACGAGACACCAGAGTACGAAGCAAGTGTTTCTTGTTCTTCGCAGATTGACCTTGATCACCGGTTTGACGACCTTGTTCGAACTTCTCGTTCTCAGAGTCAGTCAGCAAGTTACCCAGAGAGTCAAGTACAATCACCAAGTCAGGAGCTTCCTTGTTGAACTTACCGTAAGCCTTCTCATAACCGGTCAAGAACTCTGACACGACGGAAGTAACGTTTTGAATCGTTACCACCTGTACGTAAGTCAGGTTCTCATCTTTGGTGTTGATGCCAGCGCGAGACATGAACTTCGGATCAAGCGCGTTCTCAGAGTCGATCACCAGACACACCGCACCAGCCTTTTGAGCTTCGCGGATGATGTTACATGTTATATAAGACTTGCCTACGGCAGACGGTCCGACGAACGCGGTCAGACGACCCTGAGGGATCGCCTTAAAGTATGAGCCGGACAGAATGCGATTCAGCGCATAGTTACCGGTAGAGTACCACTTACCGGGTGGAGAGAACTCGGTCGAGACATTCTCAAGCTTCGCGATCTCTTTCTTGAACTTTGTTAAAAATGGAAGAGCCATTGCTTTCCCCTTGAAGAAGTGAAGGGAGGCCCGAAGGCCTCCCTACGCGTTACGACTGATTAAGCGCCGCCGTTTTGACGAGCTTTAAGCTTAGCCAGGATCTCTTGCGGAGACAGCTTACCAGTAGAAGCAGGAGCTGCTTCATTCACCACAGCAGGTGCAGACTGAGTGAATTGTTGGACAACAGAGTCAGCTGATGCAGTTTGCTTCGGAGCAGCAAGCTGGTTATCCAGAGAAGCACTGCCAGTAGAACCGGCAGGATTAGACTTCTCTTCCTCATAGGAACGCCCAGTGAGGAATGCTTCGATCATTGCTTCCATCTGCTCACGCTCGATCTTACCGTAGCGGTACTTCTTGAGGTCATACATTTCGAGGTGAGTCAGCAAGTTCTCTGGGATGCCACTTGACTTACGAGCGAAGTCAGATGTGGTGTAGTCTGCGTATTCACCTTGGTGAGTCTTGTAGATCTTGAAGTTGTAACCATCAACCATGTCATACGGCATCTTGTCGAGGTCGCCCTTGACGATCTTGGCCTCGATGACCTTGTACAGCTTCGGACCGATTGAGATCATGCGGACAGGATTCTCGTCAGCTTTGATCGGGTACTCGAACGGAGTGGAGATGATCACGCCTTGAGCGATGTAATCAATCTTACGCCAGAATGTCTTACCCATCTTCTCGTCGCCTTCGTCGTAGTACTTCTTAGAGTGCTCGCAGCAGGGGCAAGACTCACCGTACATCTTCAAGCAAGCGATGCGCTTCTTCTTACCATTGATGAGCAGTTCGTGGTACTTGTTTTCGACGATGAAGCCAATTGGGTTTTCTTCATCAAGGTCAGGGAGGAAACGGAATTCGACGGTTTCGTCAAAGTCCATCTTGTAGAAGGGGTAGAACTTGTCCCAAAATCCAGTATTGCCTTCGCTGGATCCTTCGGATTCTTTCTTCTTGAAAGCTTCGCGCAGTGCGTTGATATCTAGTGCCATGATTTATTTCCTTATGAAAGTTGTTACTTACGGTTATGATCGGAGACCACCATCCGAGGTGATCACCAGATTATTTATAAGCAGACCGTTTGATCATTTTATTTCAAAACGGTCTGCTTGTACATTTAGTCAAAGATGTACTCGGTTCCAGCTGGATCAGAAGGATGGAAGCCACTTCTTGGTCCGCTTGCAATCCCGCTCAGTTGGATAAACTTTGCTGCTCTTACTGGCTTGATCGCAAGATCTACATACATCTCACCTTGATCGACTCGGTGAGGAGTATTGTTCGTCTCGTCGCAAATAACTACATAGTCGTGAATTCCACCCCGATAGTAAAGCTCTTCAAGAAAGTCCTCGATCGTACCCTTAACGAACTCTCTAAGCTTGTCATCATTTTGTTCGAACAAGCAATACTGCAACGTCTCTTCCATGTGTTGCTGGGTCGTCATCAGAAGTCGAGTGACTCCGACATGATCTAGCTTTGTCTTTTGGATGAGCTCAGGCTCCGACAGAAGCTGTTCGGCAAGAGCTAAAGCTTTTACTTCAAGCTCAGCAAAGCTTGAAGTAACTTCGACCGATTGAAATGGAATTAGAGCAGTTGATTTTGGCTTGTTAAGCTTTTTCTGCATACCAATCTCCATTAGGGCCAGTAACAGTAAGCCGAACTGGTATCGTGACATGATTCTCGACGATCAGTCCCCTGATCGCTCTTTTTTCTTCCAGCTCTTTCTTAATTTGAGCCAGGTATTCTTGAACTTTTTTAGGTGACAGTCCACCGACGTCACCATGGAAGACATTTCGTTCTTCTGGAATACGATTACTCTCTTCAGATAACGGCTCGATCTCAGACTCGGGTTCTTCAATATATTTCCAGTTCAACGAGGACACTTCACTCACTTGATCTATCATCGGTTGAACACCGACGAGATCAGTCGCGATCACTCCGGGTAAGACCCGTCGAATGATTAGAATGTTGCCAGGGATGAAAGCACCAACTCCGAAGGGTGCTTTCATCTCTTCAGCAAGTCTAATGCGCTTGAGGTAGCGTTGTTGAATCACTCAATAACTCCGATGATGTAGTCTTCTCGAACGGTTAAATACTCCAGGCCACCATGCTTGAACTTGATGATGTCGTCCCCGTCTTGATAGAGAACCTTGTCTCCAACTTTGACTTCCATCGGTATGATCTTATCATCGTTCAGGCGACCACGTCCTATAGCAACTACGGTCCCTTGATTCTCATGTTTAGATGGAGTATCAATGAGTACAAGTCCAAAACTTGTGACGAGGTTAGGTATAGTTGGCTTGATGATGAGACGGTCTTGTAGTGGGGTGAGGTTCATTAATTTCTCCATTTGGTGTAATTGTAACACTCTCTTTCAGAGAAGGACATTTAGCTCAAGAATTCAACAAGGTACTCTTGTTTGAACTTTTCTTCACCTATGGTCCTAGTCAGCTTCTCTTGCCAAACTTGATCATAACCAGGAACTGCTAGACCTGAAGCGTAGATTGGATGGAAGCCATTCTTTCCTGTAATAGCACCCCTCCACAGATCTTCAAAGAATTTTCCATTCTCATGTACGTTAGGGGTGGAGGCAACTACTAAACGACCATCATTGCAGATGGTTGGGCAAAGAGAAGTCCACAGCTCATCTTGAAGGCTCTTCTTCACGAATGCTAGCTCATCAAGAAGAACCAAGGAGCAACTGCGCCCACGTACCATATACTCGGTCATTGCCATAGCTTGAATCTTTGAACCGTTGTCAAATTCCATCTCATGTTTATTGTTACAGATTGTTTTAGGCTTCATCCAATCAGAAAGATTCTCATGGATGAAGCGTGCTTTGTCGAGGATCTGAGTTGCAACTGCGTTGTTGAGACATCCGAGAAGAGTGTACTGATCATAATTGAATCGGGAGAACCAGTAAGCAAAGGCTGCCAAATAGAGGTCTTACCAGTCTGACGTCCTTGCATCATGACCGAGAAGCGTTGTTCGTAGAGAGCACGAATTGCTGCTTCTTGAAAGTCATACAGCTTGAAGGGAACTTTTCCCTTGAAAGGATCATTCAAGTAGCAGTAGTTGTTGATGAAGTAAACTGGATCATTCTGGCAACGAATGAGCTCAGTGATCATCTCTGGGGTGTACTCTGTTTTCATATTCTCTCCTATGTTATGAGAAGAAGAACGGGACTGGATCTTCAAAGTCATTCGTCGTTTCTTCGTAAAACTCATTATCTGTTTTGTAGATCTTGTCAAAGATCTCAGGTTCATACTCTGACAGCTTCTTCATGATGCGCATGATGATCAAGACTGCAGAAACTAAGTCATCAGTTGCTCCTTGCTTCGCAGCATAGGAAGCCCCACGAGCGATGTAGTTCTTCAGCTCAAATATCAAAGTTTTTGATCTGAACTTCATGCCACCCTCTACCTTCTCAGTCATGTTCTTCAACTGACGAGCGGCTTCTAGCTTCGGTTTATTCACTGTGCGGAAACCGGTGCGGGTCTCCTTGCCACTGATGAGCTCAGCTTCCTCGGGAAACTTCTCATCGTTGTAGAAAAGAGTCGCGATCGCGGCACCGGCTGAGTTGTTCTCAAAAGACCAGTAGAGAGTAGGCGGCTTACCACTGCGCTTGTCACGAACCGAGAGAATCTTCTGGATCACGAACTTGAGCGCGTTGTAAAGTTGCGTCTCGTTGATCGCGTTGCTACGAAACTCGGCAACTTGCTCAAGAGTCTCTAACTCGAAGACCTCAACCGTTGAGTAGTCTTGCTCTACTCCCTCTGCGACGTCAGCACCGATCATGTAAGTCTTGTGAGGATCGATCTCTTTCCAGAAGGAAAATCCCTTGTCAAGAATGATCGGTGGGTGTTCTTTCATCCCCTGCAGCGTGATTGATTTGATCAGTAGCTGGTCGTCAGATAAAAATTCGCAATTATGTGAAATGACAGAATTTGACAAATATTCATGTTCATCTACATCAGATAGATCATATAAATTGATGTCATGATTGATTATTTCTAATGAAGCTACAGTAAGGCCTGTAGATGTAACAAAGCCTTTTAAGTCTTTAGCTTTTATAAATTTTGGTTGAAATCTACCAAGATGATCTCGTTCTTTTAATTTAACACGATGAGTGAGACTACATTTCAGAATAGATCCATCTGAAAAAATAATTTTTACAAGTTTTGCGTGTTTACTCTTAATGACACCAGAGAATTGGACAAAAGACACACCATTCCAAACTTCTATATTGCTATTTTTTACTCTTGAAGCCATTTAATACACTCCTGGATGCATTTGGATTGATCTCTGACGAAATCATACTCCCAAATGATTTTAACCTGATAGCCATTACTAATAGCAAGATTGATCTTTTTCTTATCCTTTTCCCAGATATCTTCGGCTTTAACTTTTTTTCCATGAGGAAGAGAAACTATGCTATCTGGAAAATAAACCCTTGGTGAAGCATGCCAATAATCTCCGTTAAACTCAATGATCTTTTTATTGAAAACATAATCATAGTGAAATCGTTCAATTCTTAATTCTCCACCAACATATTGAGAGTTTCCACCTATTTCAGTGTGTAAGAAATCGCAGAATTTACGTTGTGGTTTACTTGTGTTTCCAATAAACGGACTTTTTGGAAAATACGGCACCCCATATTTTTCAGTCCAAGTCAACTCGCATTTCTTTCTAATCTCTTTCCAATGCCCAGATTCTTTAAGTTGTTGAATTTTTTTCAATCCTTCTTCTGAATACATTAAACCATCATACTTGGTTCTTTTAGTTGAGATTACTTTTTCATAAATTTTAGTTCGTCTGTTGGGATCCCATTTATATTTTGTTTCAGATGCTGATTGACTGTTAGAATACGTGGGATCATTGTATCGCAACATAGAAGTTTTTCTACGTTTTTCTTTTGCTGAGTCTTGAACTCCCTCTTTAGATAGAGCTTTCTTTATTCTTTCTTTTGTTTTTATACCTTTAGGAGATCTATAGTACGTCTTGAAAACAACACTCTTTCGTTGCCCAATCTCTTTCTTTTTCTCTATAGACTGTAACGAGATAGATTTTGCTATCTCTAATCCTACACATTTTCTGTCTCCGCATGTAGGAAGATAAGACCATTTGTGATTTTCAAATGTACATACTTTTCCACAATAACAATATCGTCTATCTCCGATATAAGTGGAAAAGTATTCTTCTTCAGTAAGATTGTGACTGGCCAAGTATTGTGAGAACTTTCCATTAGTTTTACAGTATTCTTTGCCATCAATCTTTGATAAGACGTATTTGCTCTTCCCCTTCATCAGAAAGTAATTCATATAGATCACCGATTTTCATTTGTTTGATCTTTTTATTTATGCGAATCGTGATCAATGTATCATATTCTAAGCACAAATACTCTTGGCCAAACTTCAGGTCGCCTACCTTAGATCGCATCATCTTCTGCCAATTAGGGTCAGCACGTGTCGTCTCAACACCGTTGTCTGCCGTTACTGGGATCTCATCTACTGGTACGAAGATCGGGATGAATCCGTTGTTTCCTGATTGTGCTCCCCTCCACAGCTCAGCGTAGAGATCATGGTCGCCGTTTGGAGTAGACATGACCACACACGAACCACCTGTAGACAGAGTGGGTAAGATAGAAGCCCACATCTCATCTTGAATTCGCTTGCTGACGTGAGCCAACTCGTCACAGATGAACAGAGCAACAGATCTACCACGACCAGTAGTTTCAGTAGTCGCTTCTGACCAGATCTTAGAACCGTTGTCAAATTCTACCGAGCCGCGGTTGTAGAACGGAACCCCAGGGCGGAGGAAGTCAGGAGTGCTCTCATACATGAACTTGATACGGTTCATGATATCCGAAGCACCCTTCTGTTTGTTTGAGGCGACCAGGACGTTTTTATCAGAGTGGAAGCTTGCAAACCAGAACGCGAACGCAGCCGTTGTCTCAGTCTTTCCACACTGACGACCGATCATCAGAATGTTGAAACGGTTATGATGTAGAGACTCAACGATGCGAATCTGATAAGGTCTCAACCTGAACTTGATCTTACCTAACTTTTGGTGTTGAATATAGCAATAGTTAGAGATGAAGTAGACAGGATCTTCAGCACAACGCTTCAGCTCTTGCAGCTGCTCGGCAGTGTACTCAACTTTCGCGTTGGGTTTCTTTATGAACTCTGAAGCCATGGCTCGCCTTAAGCAGCACTGCCCATCTCGCGATAAGTAGCTTCAATGATATTGAAAGCGTCATCTGCGTGTAGCAGATTTGCACAGTGAGTGTAGTCTTGCTTGTACTCGGTTACTGCTAGATCACCCATACTACCATGCTGCTGAGTGCCTTGTACCTTCACGACTTGAGCAGCACGACTGTACAGTTTCTTGCCTTCTTCATCTAACCTGGTGGTCTGCAGAAAACCAACCAATGCTGAACACTGATCTGAACCAGGCGTGATTGACAGGAGAGTTCCTGACACGATTCCCTTGGTGTTGTAGGTAATACCGATGACGAGGTCGCCAACTTTTGCTTCTCTTCCGTTCTTGTAGTGCATTATGTTCTCCTATATGATGTGTTCTTTTACAGCAGTTGCTTTCCCTTTTCGGTCACCTCATAGTGAACGTCGGGTGAATGATACATTCGAAGTAATCCCATCTTCATCAATCGGGTCAGCGATCTTTGCTTCTCTGGCTGAGTGTGAAAATTGGGATCTTCGTGAATCTTGTGCGCGCTTCTCAAGAGATCACGCTCCGAAACTGTTAAGTTCGGTTGAATGATGTTTTGTGTGATCTCTGATAGTTTCATGATTAGCTCAAGCAATTCAATTTATACTTTGATTTATAGATCTCTCCCAACATCTCTTCGAACTTGTTGATGATGAACGAGTCACTTCCAGCAGAAACTCTACCGTCGACTTCCAACCAATCAACTAGTTCTTGAATGAAAGCGTTCGGGTCTGTCATACCCTTGAAACAATCATCAGCTTGGATGTCGATCGTCAGGATTCCGTGTTTACCTTGGTACATCTCAGCCAACTCGTCTGCAAACGCCAACAGAGCATCATACAGCTCGTTCAGGGCGAGGTGTTGTGCAAACGATCGAGCCGCCAAGTGCAGTTCATGAGCTTTGTCACGGGCGGCAAAAATACCAGCTATGAGATTTGAAATAGCAGGTTGAGGAGGTAGTTCCGGAACTGCGA